TATGGCATCTGGCCAAGATATATCATTATATGCTTTCGCAGCATCAGCAAGAACAGCAAAAATCATAATAGAATAGCCCCAATAATAAATCCTTTAGCAAATGAGATACAAAGCATTTGATAATCAGTCAAGTTAAATTTATCTTGAAACCATTTTGCTTTTGCTTTGTCCCAGTCTTTAATTTTTGTAAGTGTTTGTCCGAGTTTCATTAGTCTTCCTCTATAAGTGTACCATAAGATCTACGTATCTCACGTAAATCTTCAAAGTTTTTTTGTTTTGTACCACCATCATATGGCCAAGCATATCCCTCAGTGATCATTTGCTCATTGAGAGAAAGGTTGCTATCCCCAATGTATAACCAGCCAAGAAGACGGCCGTACTTCCCGACACCGCCATCCAACTCAGTACGGATAACGAGATCATCATCACCAGCAACAGCACCTTCAAGTTTCTCCTTGAGCCAGTTTGTTGCGTCGATTCCGAGTGCTTTTTCTTCAAGATTTCTGGTTCGTTTTTCGGGGGTATCAACACCTGCAATCCTTACCCTCTCCTTTTTGTATAGATCAAATCCTAGATCTATTGTAACATCAATTGTGTCTCCGTCAAGTACCTTGTTAATTTCTATAACGCGGAAGTTATAACAACTCTTCCGATTTGGTGGGGTCATTGCTCCCATCTTTTTGCTCCCAATAATCATCTAGTGCATTATTTATAGCGTCAGATGGTTGAGTCATATTCTTTTCCAATCTATCTAACATTCTATTTCTTAAATACATATACTGAAATTGTTCCCAATGAATTGGATTGTATATATCTATCTCACCCCGCACTTGATCTCTAGGTAATTTAATGCCATCTAAATCAGACGGACAATATGTAGGTTTACCATCTAAACGTGGACTACAAGCATGGACAGGTGGATCAACAATCGGTGCAGTTCCGCATGCAGTTAATATAAAAAGTAATGAATAAACTATCTTATTCATTTGGAAAAAGTTCATCATATCTTAATATGTAGTATATCACAACTGACACAAAAATCAATAGTATTAATATTAATATGTTAACTGACCACACTACTTCCGGATTGCTCATCTAATTCTCTTAGGTATTCGATCCACCAATCGGGATCAGTTTTCATTTTCCAGTTAGGTACTTCCATACCTCTCTCCGAATACCACTCAAATATTATAGCATCAATCTTCTGTGATATTCCAATACTCCTCTTCCTGCTCGTCAACGTCTGCATACGCATCTGCCAAATACGGGCCG